GTATATAAACTGAACTTTGTTGTCTTTCTTTATAATATAAATCCGCCAAATTTATGTTTATGGTTCTATTATACTCATCAATTTCTTTTTGAGTATTTACCAAAGGTACTGAAATATTAATTCCAACGTCCTCAGCACCTTTATATCTAAGGTCACCTTTTATAAATTGTATTTTACCAATATCACTCATATATTAAGTTGGGGTCAACATATTTTTGTCTAAATTTATCCATAGCGGTGCTACCATTTATCAATCCAAAGTAGAAGAAAAACGGTGTTCCGTGCGTAAACCTTTGGTTATTGTCATTACCAGGTTGACTAATTGCGGTAGGGTTTCCATCACTGTCATAATTAATTAAATATCCTTTAACATATAACTGACCCAATTCGGTGTTACCAATAAAGTAATCAGAGTTAATATTTAATCTATCTAATGACTGATATGGTGAACTGAAAAATCCTAATTGTGTGTTTTCAGAGTCTTCATACTTATTAGTCCAAAAATTGTTATTTTGATTACCAAAAATAACTGAGGTATTATTTTTTAAAGTGTTCTCAACATTACTTGTCCATTGATAAAATGGTACTTTCTGTGTTTTAACAGGGATTACAGTATAGTCAGATGGTTGGACAGGAAAGTTAGCATTAACATTATACACAATTCTTCTTGGAGAAATTAAATCTCGAAGATTATTTTGTGACTCAAAATATAATCCAAAATTTGGGAACCCTGTACCCCCTAAATTATCACTACCTAAATAAACTGATGGTACGGTTGAATACGCATCACTTGTATATGGTTTAATCCCAAATTCAGAATTAATTGATATCATTTGAGAATAATCTCCGTCAACCAAATCTGGTGTAACATTAACAAAAGAAGTAGGATTTGAGTCCCATCTTCGATTATTAAAGAAAGCTTGTATTGATGGGTCAGAACTACCTTCATTTGGGTCTTCAGCCAATGGTATTAATAAACTAATAAATTTTTGGTTAACAAATCTAGATAAAATAAAAATATTTAAAATGTCCGTGATATCATTAAATGTGGTATTTGGAAGTTTGTCAATTATATATCCATCATAATCATCACTATATGATATTTCTTGTAAATAACCATTTTTAGGACCCAAATCCATAATTGTTGTTGGGAACATTAGTTGTCGATTATTACCTTTACCAGGTGCGGTATTACCATTTTTAGGTTGTCCAATAAACCATCCTGTTGTTAAATTATCATATTGTTCAACCGCGAATGGACTAGACCTATAATAAAAAGTATTTTGAGCATCGTGGAAATAAATTAAACTTTTACAATAATTTCTAATAGGTTTGTTTTCAGGTGTGAAATTAGTAATATTTTCAAATGGAAATGCGTAAAGAGTACCATTAATCCAATTATTACTGAATGTATGTGAAAATACATTAAAACAAGCGGCAGTATTAACCTTAACTCTTTGTATCCATTCAACCGCAAATTTATAATCTTTTCCAATTGATAGAAGGGGTCTTGAAACTAAGTTATAACATCCAGCTCCTTTAATAAAAATATCTTTAACTTTCCCAGATATTTCCATTTTTTCACAGTCAGACCCTGTTTTTAAATAAGGAATTCCAGTGTTGTCATCCACACCATAACATCTAAGAGGAACCGCACTAGCACAACTACTTAGAGATTCTATAACATTCTGAGGTACAGTCTCAGGTAAAACATCAGTATCAATTTCAACCGCAGATTGAGGTAATGGTGTATAATCCTCAATTACATTAAAGTTTCCTCCAACAGACTCTTCAAAACGATACAACGCAAATGAAGGGTTCATATGCATTAGAGGCCATGTATCATAAAGTATATACTCACCCGGTTGTGGAACATAAAAATCACTATCAGAAGTTGGTAACCTATCACTTCTCATTACTATTCTTGGGTCTCTTTTAAAGTCTTTACCATTAATATTAGTGTCAATATCATATGGAATATTCATCTTCATTCCACTATTATTATATCCTGACCTAAATGATGGCGAATACGTGAAAACATTTAATCCCGACTCCGCATAAGGGCCTGGTGTCCATTTTTTTTGAAGCGTTCTATCCGTACTACATGGACCATCATATTGTTGGGTTAAGAAAACACTAAAAAAAGGAATGGGTTGTTGTGTCCAATTTATATATGAGTAAGAACCTCCAGCAACATATTGATAATTCACGTATCCCATATAAGTTACTATTGACTCATTCGCATCCAAGTTTAACGGTAATGTAGGCTCATATCTACGGTAGTAATCATACTCAAATCCTTGTTCTCTTCGATATAATCCTCGACATCTTGAACAATATGGTGTTTCATCACTTATAGTGTTAAAAAACGTACTAAAATTATTATTAACAGCATTACTAGCTGACACTCCTTTAAAATTATCTAACCTAAGTCCAAATGGAGCCAAACTAGCATTATTATTATCAACATAAGAGTCTGAACCTAGCGCGGAATAATATTTCCAACTATCAGTTTCGTAAGTCTGATAATCACTTGGTGTAATTTGAAACATTTGGGTACTATAAAATAATCTTTGTCCCTCACTTGTAAAATTCCTACCTATATTAGTATTGGTATAAAAAAGATTATTATCATATAATTTTAAATTGTTTTCTCCGTCATCCCTATTTCTAATAGGAACATTAACCCTTAAAAATAATTCTTTTACTAATCCAGTTTGATTGTAATTTGCCCATCCATAAATTCTACTTAAATCTATCTTTGTTTTTATTAATGGAGAATGAGGGTCAACTCCTCTTTGTAATATCACAACTCTTTGTGTACTTCCACTTTGGAAGTATGTTAATGGTTGAGCCTTTGTCAATGGTCCGTCTTGTTGAAATCCATTCCATTGCCAATCGGCATCTGTTACCATATTTGGACCACATGAACAATCCTGATTATTTTGATAGTTAGGGGTATTATCAGCACATCCATCACCATGTGGTAATATTCCATATTTTTTTATGTAATATATTGGGTTTAAGTTAACAACTGCAAATGAATTAATTTGAGCATTAGCCGGATTTTTCTGTACAAATTCTGCAACAGATACGTTATCAATAACCTGAAAATATTCTAAGTCAGTTGGGTATCTATATGTATTGTTACTATAATCAGTAATTTCATTAGAACCAGGTAATATAGTATAATCTCTTGTTAAATTCTCAGTTTGGTTTTGTTGATTTGCGTATGTAACAGTAAAAGTCCCCGATGAAAAAGTAACCCCAATTAATGAGCCAATATTTGGGTCAGTACTATTATTTGGGTTAGTTAAGGTAAGCATAGTTCCAGGAGCATACACCGCCTGAGCACTTTCTTCCATTAATAATATCATTGTATTGTCATAATGATAAGTACCCTGATTTTCAATCGGAGCGTAAGTAACCCTAATTTGATTAGGACCTTTACCTTGTATGCCATTAACATGACCATTGACATATGGATATCCATAAACCGCTAATGTTTGATTATCGTAATATCTATCTTTTAAACTAAATTGATTTAATTTTTCACCCCAAGATACCTGAGATGAGAAATATAATTGCCAAGCATTAGGTCCGCTTGGAGTGTTACTATTAAAGACAACATCCCCAGTCTGTAAAAAAGGTGTCCCAAAAGCGGTATCACCTTGTTGCCCTGTAAAAATTGTTGCTGCGTTGATGTCCAAATTAAATTGTTCTTGAACATTAACATTCGATAACCTAGACGTGTTTGAGCCAATTACATTAACAATACTTAATTGTCCCGCGACTGAATTATCATTAACGTTAGTGTCAATAAATTTACAGTCACATCTTGTACATCCGTCTTCGTTATATAATATTAAAGGTAGTCCTAAATTTCTAAAAGGATTTTGTTTAAAAATTTCTAAATCAATGTCCGGTCTATCAGGACAATTTATATTTAAATTAAGTAGATTAGCAACACTATTAATACCCTCACAAATAACCGCAACTAACCATATAATTCCTTGGACAATAATAATAATTAACGCAATTATTGGCCATAATAATGCCAAAACGTGAACTACAACTAATATGAGAATTGATAAGTATTTTAAATAAGTTAGTAGGAAATTAATGAACACAAAAAAGAAATCAGTCCTATAATAAACATCATTAGTTGGGAATTTATTGTAGTTACCCTCACAACTATCATCTTGTATATTTTTAATACCAACAGTATTTCTTATGAATTTTTTGGTAGCGTACCTATCAATGAATTGAGATACGGTATAAACTTTATTATACACAAGTTCATAAAAGGTGTCACCACAATTAATTGCTTCTGTTGGATTTGCATAGTCTTCCCAATTTAAACTAAAAGCATATGATTGTTCAACTTGGTATCGTTTAACAGGTATGATTTCAATATTAATTTTTGCAGGTAACGTATCGTCGGTCTTAACCACTTCAACAGTTATAGTATTATTACTTGTAAATTGAAACATTGGTATTACGTCCTGATACTCAGGTTTTTCAACACCATTAAGGAATACTTTAAAACTTTCAACATTTTCAAACGTTGTCGGTCTTAGTGCTTTATCCGAAAATGAACTAAATAAAATCCCTCTAATTGTTTGTGATTCGTCGTAATTAATTGACCCTGGATTTATGTCATAAGTTATAGGGTCAACATCCATATTCTCAGTATCCCATCCATATTCCTTAATGTTTGGTACCAAAAAATATCCTCGTTTTGTTTCACCATTGACTCTACTTGGTTGTTCCCATTTAACTTTGAAACGATATTTTGCGGTTGTCGGTACCCCAATTGTTGGGTCGTTAGATATCACCAAATCCCCATTTTCATCATTATATACATAATTAAGGTTCATAGGTAGTTCAACCACCCAATTACCGTTATTGTCAATTATTTTACCGTTATTTTCTAATTTGTATTCTTCGAGTACGGGTCTACCAGTGTCATCAACAAACATAGTCTGTCTTATCGCCTCGATTTGACCAGGTCCTGTTGTTAACTCACAATTGTATCCCGCCTTTGTTTTTGACTTACAATTTCCCCAATCTTGAGCATCTTTCTTTTTCCTAACTTTATTTTTATCAGTATCAGAAATCAATGAACCCATAAAAACTGCTGTCGGTTCAAATTTAATATTTGCCTCTTTTGTTAAGTCAAAGTCAATTCTACCAATATTAAAATCACAAACTTCTTTTTGTCCAAAAAATGGCGCAACATTAATTGTTTTACTTATTGTAATAATTTGAGGTAATGTCTCAAAATTTGTAGAAAATTTAAATTGAGTACCGTCAACTTGGTCCTCGGTTGCAATTCCTAATCTTACTAAATCTTGTGGTGTTAATGAAAATTGACCTATGTCTGATATGTCAACTTGCATTACAATTGTTTGTTGTCCCAATGGTAACCCAAAAATCATAAAGTCACCAGAGTCATTTGTTTTTACAGTGAATTTATAATATTTGTCATAAAGTTCAATGACTGTTTTATCAATCAACGTATCTAATCTATCAGGGAAAGTTCCAACAGGTGTATGATTAGAATATGATTTACTGTAAGGTAACAAATTATATTTATATCCGTCCTCATTAAAATCATTTAAAGTTTTGTATGGATATAATGTACTGATTATTGGATTGTTTTCGTCTTCCTCTTGTAATGGAATAAAAATAGATACTTTTGCATTAGGAATACCTAATCCGTTATTTGCAAATACCCTTCCGCAAACCACTCCAAATCTCGAACAATCACGAGTGTAGATGTCAGATTGGAACATTTGAAATGAAAGAATTTCTAACATTTCATAATTTTGGTCTAACTTAACTTGTAGGTTCATATCAGAACCTAATCTTGTTCGTATCCTATATGAATTTTGTGACTGACTAACGATTGGCATAATATTTTTTAATAAATAGTTTAGGTACTATTTTCAAAAAATAAATGATGTTAGTATATTAGGAAATATTTGTTGTTTGTAAAACTGCAACTTGTACCGTAATATCTACGGTTGGTTTTCTAACTTGGTATATTTGTGTTGGTAATGCATAAATTGTTTCATTTATCAATCCAATTTCTTTTGTATTATCATCAACATAACTTTGTGAAGTTTCGTCAGATGAATATTCACCCCCTACTTTATTGAAGAACTTAATTTCAGTCAAACTTAATACACCTTCAACATTTTGTATTTCACTTTTTAATCTTGAAACATTAACATTTTGTCCAAGTAATTGTGTCTTCGGGTCTAAAAACGCTGCGATTGTTTGTGAAACTTTTGTGATTACCGCCCCTTGTGTTTGAGACCCCGCAAATTGATTATCTAATACTACTTTAACATTAACCGCCAAATCAATTACTTGTGCAGTTTGTACAAATATATAATCATTTATCATTCTATAATTTGACAAATACGTAGCAATATTTGATTTAAGTGTGTTTGAAACAACGTTAGTTAAAAGTCCACTAGAATCGTATGATAAGATATTAATTTTAATTTTATTATCTTCCTCAACAATTGCAACTTTGGCAGGAGCTCCAAACTGAGCCGGCATTTTTCTAATTAAAGTTTCATAGTCATTAATAGTTACCGCTCTGTTTTGTGCGGAAAAATTATAACCAACAAAGTTTCTAACCTCTTCTAACGACATTGCATTTGACCCACCAATTGCAGCAGTAACATTGTTACATAATAGTGATTGTCTCACTCTCGTATTTTCACTCTGTAATGGTCCATTAACCGCAAAATCAATTGTACCAATTTGTGTTATTACTCCAACACCAACGTTTGTTTGTAATCCACCACCTACTCTATATTGAACAAATAAAGTCGTATTTGGTGTTAACACAGAACCGAGAGAGAAGTTATTTTGAAATCTTCCCAAATCTAAATTAATTCCGTCTCTCGCATATTCTCTTAATAATTCATCAGATGACGTGTTACCACCACCAAATGTTATTTTTAAAAATCCTTCGGGAGTAAACTCGGTAATGAAACGATTATTTGTCTGAACATATCTACCAACTTTAATTCCAGGATTATCAGATGGTTTTGATGGGTCTTCGGCAAATATCCTATCCTCAGCCAATGCTTGGACTTCATACCATCTATTAGCCGCTCCTAAAAATTCCAAAGATGATGGAACATTTGAATAATTAGTACCCTGTTTTAATAAAACACTTGTAATACCTATTATGTTTTTTTCAGGTAAAAATATTTCGTAAAAAGGTCTAGATTCTAAATTAGTAATTGTTTTTTTATAGACTTTGGTAATTCCATTAACAACAGGTTCTCTTTTAACAATTGTATAATTAATTAAAGTATCATTTGTGTCGAAGTTTGGAATAACCAATCTGTTTGGATATCCATCCGCATCAAATGGATTTGCAAAGTCCACATCGTTTGCAAGTTCGAATGTTTGTCCCGCCCCTAAAACCTGACTACCTCTTAATAACTTACCACAGTAATCCAAATTTTCTTTATCACCATTTGCAGGAACCGTAATTGACAAATCAACAACCGCAACCGAAGGTTTAACTCCCGGAATTTTTAATCCATAAGTTTTAGCAATATTGAAAATTGAGGACCTTTGCTGAGCATATTGTAAAACAGTTTCTTGTAAACTTCTATCAATGTGATAATGTAAGTTATCAGTCACAGCCGCGTTCAAATCCATTAAAACACTAAACACCGCAGCGTCGTTAAAATTTGAAACTAAA